GGATGTATTCGACATCACGGGTAAACGAATCGCTCTTGCCCTCAAAGGACCTAACGGTTGAAGTCTCAGGTGTCCCATAGACGCTCTCCACGCCAATAGTGATCACCTGATCCAAGATTGAACTCATGAATCCTCCTTAGAAGGATTGGTGGTTGGGGTGGAGGCGGCCTTGGTAGGGGCCTTGAAGTCGGGGTGATCACTAAGGGCAGATGCGTCCTCAGCGCACACCTCAACTGGGGTGCCATTCGGGAACGACACAACGTGTCCCGAAAGGAAATGAAGGGTGACCGCGTCAAGGCCGCCCGAGTAGGTGACCAACTTGGTCGCCGTGGGTTTGGTTGGCATTACGACAACCTCGCTTTCACATCAACGTGGACGGTGACTTGGACACGGGGACCGTCGATCCCGGCTTCTGCTGTGGACATGGACATGCCGGAGCACTGGACGAACATCAGCCCGGTGACCCCGTCGTCCAAACTTGGGTAGTCGGCCAGCACGTTCTCGACGGCGTTGGCCAGCACCAGTGCTCGCTGCTCGCCTTCTTGCTGACCGGCCGCCTTGGACTGGACGAAGATCTCGATGTCCACCGTGTAGTCCTCAAGGCGGCGGCGACGACCAGACGACAGTGACTCCGGGGTGTGGGCGTTGGAATTCACGTCGCCCATGAAGATGGACTCACGGCGCATGGCCTCGCCCGGATCTCCGTAGGAACACTGGATGGCCGACAGGGTCGAGTCAGCCTGGAGCAGCGTGAGCAACTGGGCCTTGACGGCGTACATCGTGGAGCCAGCCATGGCCTAGACCTCGTCTGTGGAGGGCTCTTGGCCGACGGGCGCCAGATTGAGCGGTCGGTAGTGCTCGGTGCCCTTGCCGTCGGGCAACGCAGGCAGATTTTCGTATGCCCGCACTTCGTCAATAGACAGCACCCCGGTCTGTATGGCCGTGGAGTAGGTGTCCCATCGGTCGTTGGTGGCCCGACGCATCGACTCAAGATCCATGCGGCAGTACGCCACGGCGATCCCTTCGGACCTCAGGATCGAGGTCAGTGCGGCTTCGACTCGGTTGACCAGCGGGCGCAGGGAGTAGGTGGCAAAGGCGGCCGTTTGTTCGGCGAGGCCGGAACCCCATGAGGTCGACCCGCTGCTGTCAGCAAGGAGGTGAGGCGGTACTCCGTAGAGGCGGCACACGTCCTGCACCGTGGACTGTTTGGTGAGGATGAACTGGCTGTCCTCCGGGCTGAGGCTCAGTTGTCGGGAGAACTTGCTGCCCTCGGTGAGCACCGCTAGGCGGCTGCCGTTGGCGGCACCTTTGTGGACCGACTCCCATGAGGACTTCAACTGCTGGGCCCCGACCTCGGAGAGTTGTCCCGGTACTTCGATGACTGCGCCGGGCAGCGCACCGTTCCCGAAAAATGAAGCGCCGTACTTGGTGACGGCGAGACCAAGGCCAAGGAACTCACGGGCCGCGGTGATCGGGCTGACGCCTTCGATCTGTCCGGGCTTCAGCACGTTGCGAACCATGACGATGTCTCGGGCGGTGAACTCGACGCCCTGTGCTTGGCCGCTCTGGAAGGTGATCCGGCTCAGGCCGTCTTCGTCTGTCTTCATCGTCGGGGTGATGGTTGTTGGGTCCAGCACTGAGATGGACACCACCCGACCGGCTCGATCACGAAGGGTGCTGATGTACGCGTTCCCGTCCAACAGCAGCGAAGTGACGATCTGTCCGAGCACTTCGTGGTTCCGTAGCTCAGGATTCATTTGGTCCACCCACGTCGGCATGGGGCGGAACTTTTCCTCCGAGCCTTGCCTCCGATAGAGCACGTCCAAGTCGAGGGTCGACACGTTGTCGGACAGCAATCTGATGGCGGCGTAGACCGCACTGAGGGTCAACGCAGAGTCGTAGGTGACGACCTCGCCGGACGTGGTTCGGGCGGAGGTCATTTCCAGACCCCTCCCCCAAACATCCTGGAACGAAAGGCTGCGGGTCTCGGATCGGTTGCCGAGGAGGCGGCGGATCATTCGGCACCCCCGTCGTCATCGAGGGACCAAGCCACCTTGAGCAGCACAAGGCCACTCGCTGTGAGAGCGAGCGGCGGCCAAGCGAGCAGGAGTCCGTACCCGATGAGGGCGAGTCCGACCATGGTGAGAGCGGTGATGAGGTAGGTCATGCGGCTCCTAGATGGCGACCGGAGGCCGCTGGCGGTGCTTGACCAAGATGACGTTCACATCCGGCAACGGCGTCGGTCTGGTGAATCCACCCGGCTGGCTCAGGGTGATCGAGCCAAATTCCGACTGGATCTGAACGGCCCTGTCAGGGATGCGGCTCACCTGTTCGAGCAAGTGGTAGCGGGCGAGGGTGCGGGCGCACCAGCGGATGTCCTCGGGGGCCGTGACGCCGATGCCGTGTTCGTATTCGAGGACGACCTTGTTGCCCGGCTCGGTGTAGTTCCACGTCTTGTCCTTCCGCATGATCGTCCCGTCCTCGAAGAGGGCGCAGTCGGAGATCTCAGAAGCGGTCAAGGCGGTGCCGTCGATGGAAGCCGACAGCAGGGTGGTCGGGTACATCTCAGAGACCCGGATGGTCTGGTCGTTGGTGCCGTTGAGCACGTCTCGCTTGTAGCGCTGCACGAACGAGGCACCGCAGTAGTCGTCAATGACGGACATGGCGTAGTGGATGGCGCCGACCAGATCGGCCGCAGGGAACGTCGCTGACTCGTTAGCAATCATGTCTAAAGCCCGGACTTCAGCGGGGGTGGCGTAGACGTTCCCCACCACCTCTGTGGTGGTCGTGAACTCCATGGCCGTCCCGCCCCAAGTGCCCGACCAAGTCACGGTCAACTTTTTCAGGTCCGATTGCGCTTGGAGGACGTAGGTGTAGACGCCGCTGCCTGCCGAGGTTGTGGAGGTGCCAGAAGGAACAGCGACGGCACCACCCGCATCGGTGATGCCGACAGTTACCGCGCCGTCGGCAGAGGTCGCCGTCTCCCCGGAGTACGCCGTGATGGAGAGGGTCTCTGCGGACATGCGCAGGACGAAGCGGGAGTCATTAGAAGGTTGGGCGTAGTACGCCACGGCGACTCCTAGTCAGTTGCGGCGGTCTCGACTGCCTTGTTGCTGGTGGCCTTCTCGACCTTCGTTGGCTTGCCGACGGCTTCAGCGATGCCCTGAGAGATCAGGTGCTTCGCCTCCTTGTCGGACTTCCAGTCGACAACGGCGCCGGGGCCGTGGGTGCCGTTCACTGAGCACGCCAGTGATTCAAGGATGCGGATCTTCAAGGGGTTCTCCTTGGTTTGGTGGACAGATAGAGGGGCGCCTGCGAGTGTTGGGTATGACCTTTGAAGACGACCCAGTCGAGGAAGACCCCATCGAGGAGGACCCCATCGAGGAGGACCCCATCGAGGAGGACCCAGTCGAGGAGGACCCACCGGATGAGGACGAGCCCAGTGGCTTTGAGGGACTGGACGAAGCGATTGCGGCGGGGCCGGTGGTGCAGGAAAGCCCGCTCCAGCGGTTCCTAGGAAAGTTCAGGAAGTCGTAAGACTGACCAGCGAAAAGGCCGGACGCCCGAAGACGCCCGACCTGATCACTAGATGGCTTACGCCTGCGTCAAGCAGCCGATGCCGTTCTCGTCTAGGGCCAAACTGTCCCCAGCGATTTGAAAACGGAACGTGACAAGGTTGTTCGCGAACCCATAGTCATCGCTTCGATCCACACGCAGGCCGCCAGCAATGCGGACTGCGAAGGACGGCATGTGAGCGAACACAACCGCACGCTTGCCTGAGGTGGCAGCGTCCATGTGTCCGTCAATCCATACCGGGTAGCCCAACAAGTTTGCGGGCGTACCTGCCTGCAAACCGGGCTGCCAGATGTATTGCCCGTTGGAGTCGACCAGGGAGCGGATCAACTTGACCGCCTCTGGCGACATGATCCACGCACTGTCTGAATTCTTGTATGGGGTTCCTAAAGTGGCCCACAATTCAATGAGGTTTGAGGCTGTGATTGTGGTAGCCGTGGCAGAAGTGGCCATAGAAGTTGCAGCCTGTGCAATTCCCTTTGGCTTGCTTGAACCACTGCCATTAGTGAAGTCAGCGCCGATGCCCCGAGTCACAGCCTTGCCGCCCTGGTTGGCGACGAAGGAAGCGACGTTGAACTGGGAGTCGTTGAGCAATTCCCAACTGACCTGAGTCAGCGCCGCGTAGCGGTAACTCTTCAAATTTCGCTGGGCGAAAACGCTGTCTGCCTCACTGATCGCGGCCGCCTCAACCGTAGGCGTCGTCACACTGGGGTTCGTGGTGATGACCGGGACCAAAAGGTCCTCTCCACCGGAAGTCCGAATGACCGTCGCTCCCGCGCGGATCACCATGGACTCTTCTTCCAACTTCTCCCAGATCCGGTCGAACATCGACGACAAGACGGTGTACCCGCCTTCACTGTCGGTGCCCACCGTTTGGTCTCTTTTCTCAGTCGGGAGGCTCTCAAAGGAGCGGATCTCCCCGGTCACCAACTGGCGGAAGAGGGTCTCGTCATCAACCTTGGGGTCGACGGCGGTCTCCACTGACGCAGTGGTGATGTCGTTGTAGGAGCGGAAGGACTCCAAGGCTTCAGCGGCCTTGGCTTCACGCTGGAGGGACCGAAGCCCCGTGTCGATGCGAGCATCGAGGTCGTCAACAGAGGCGTTCTGCCGGTCGTAGACCTCAGATTCCTCTGCGGTGAACTCACGGTCACGGGCCTCGTCGGCCAGTGTCCTGAGAGCATGCACCGCTTTGCCGCGCTCTTCGAAAGCGCTAGCGATGTCCTGTGGACTCATG